ATCTTACCGCCTTTCTTGGTTTTCCAACTGTCAGCGGTTTTAAGCGTTGCCTTGTTCGTAAACTGAAAATCTATTTCCTCCTGTATCGCCTTTCCGTCCTTGTCAAGAATCGGGATTTTACCCGTAAATAAGGACTGGCAGCACATCCATTCTTCCCGGCGTGTAATCATTTCGTCCAACTCGGTAAAATCACGCTGCATTTTCTCAACCGCCCTCTGATTGGGGGATTTACCGTTGTAAAGGCTCTCACCGGGTGTCCGCTTCAAAATATCGTCCACGGTCGTAATCTTGTTGGGTGCTACAAGGGGCGGTTCGTATGTGTTGGTCTGAAAACCCTCGTTGTCGATTGTCGCCCCGCCAATCTTCTTATGTACGAAAGGTGCTAACTGCCGATTCCCCTTTTTAAAGTCAACGTCAATTTTCTGCGTATCGAATGTTTCGGTATTGCGGAAAAAGGTTGACTTGATGAAAGTATGCACTTTCGGCATACGCTCCACTAATTTCCCCATTGTCCGGGGGTCGTAAATGCTGATTGCCATAATTTTTTATCTCCTTTTCTGCTCTTATTCTGTCGGGTTCTCCCCCGTACCTCCGCTTGTGGCTGCTGCGTTTTCCGTATCCACTAAGAAGATACACAACTTTCTAAACGGTGCTTTAAAATCCGCTGCCGTAGTTCCTGCGGGTACTTCGATTGAATCCCCGAAAAATTCCCCTGTAAGGTAGATTACTACCTCCTGCCCTGCGTCTGCGTTCTCCGCTGCCAATCCGTAGACATTTGCCACCGTATCAGACGTGACGGCTTTTAATTTGCCGTCCGTGCCAAGCACAACGGGCATAAGTTCTAAGATTGTTTCGCCCTCTGCCACTGTGCCCGAATCGGTCACAACGGGGTAATCCCCTGCGTGTACCATTTTGGGGTTGTAACTTCCCAACAACTCTTTTCCTGCTGCCATTTCTCTTTACCTCCTGCTGTTATTTTGTTTCCGGGTATAACTTGTCGATAAGGTCGCCGTAAGGGTCCTCTTCCTCTCCGTTATGCCCTTTGTTCGGTGCGGGTGTAACGTCCTTTACGCCGGAATCGTTTATATCGTCCTCACGGTCATTCAGAAACGACTTGCCCGCCTTTTTCTGTGCTGCCACAATCTGCATAGCGAACGCTTCGGCACTTACAGGCTCTTCATATTTCGCCTTGTTTGCCATATCCTCGAATCCGGGCAGGGTAATTTCATCAATCGCCTTTATCCTTGCCCTCTCTGCGTCCACGGCTGCGGTCTGGCCCGTTCCGCCCATGCCTGCCATAATCTCATTTTTATAGGCATTGGCTACCTCCGGGTGGTCTTTTTTCAACTCTTCCAATGTCATTTTTTTATCCTCCTTGCTGTTTTCTGCATTGGGTTTATTATTATGGCTATTGGCATAGCCTAATAATCCTTTTGGCACGGTATGGAATCCGCTGATACTGATAGGGATTGAATTAACAATTACCTTTTCTGCGTCCTCTACCTCCGTCTGTACCTCCGTAAACATGACTGCGGTACAAAATCCGGCTTCTACCGCTTCCTGCCCCGTGTACCATGTTTCATCTGTCATAAGGCTTTTTATTTCGCCCTCGGACTTATCCGATACCGTCATATAGCAATTAACGATTGATTGTTTTATGGTTTCCAATTCGTCCGCTATCTTTTTCAGTTCGTCCGCCTTGTAATACCCTAATACGCCTGCTGCCGGGTCGTGTATCATAAAGATACCGCCTACCGATATTTCGATTGTATCGCCTGCCATAGCTATAATCGTGGCTGCGGACGCACACCAACCGTCAATCTTGACCGTTATTTTCGCCTTATGCTCTTTTAACCGGGTGTAAATGGCTACCGCTGCGAAAACGTCGCCACCGCCCGAATTGATACGCACGGTAATTTCTTCAACCGCCCCCAAGGTTTTAAGGTCGTTGTTAAACTCCGCCGGGGTTATCTCGTCCCCGTACCAAGAATAATCCGATATTTCGCCGTATAAGAGAAGTTCGGCGGTGTTCCCCTCTTGGCTTGCCACAAAATCCCAAAACCTGTGTATCTCGCTTTTATTCCTCGGTTTCTTCCTCTGCTGCGTCCTGTCTGTCTGCGTCTTTGTCGGGGTCTGATTCCATATCCCCGTTATCCGCATTGGCTTCCTGCCTTTTCTGCCCTGCATTTCCTCTAACCTCCTTTAACAATTCTTCCTCACGCTTACGCTGCTTTATATTCCTGTAAAAGTCCGTGCCTGTAAGTTCTGCCGTTTCCCTCTGCCGTGTAGAAAAACCGCCCTCTACCCTTAGTTCTGCTGCTTCAACCTCTTTTTTCGGGTCTAACTGCCTCATGCCTGGACCGTTCCACTCTGCGGTACAGTATGCGTGTTTAATAATCGGGTCATTGAAAAAGCCGGGGGCGTTTACCCTGCCTTTCGCCACGGCTTCGCTCAACCATTCCTCATAGATTGGTTGGCAGAAGTCCGCCACGAACCACGCCCGGTACATCTTGATAACCTCGAAAAACTCCAATATAGCGGCCCTTGACGCTGAATAATTGTTGCTAAACGCCATAATGAGGATTTCGTATGGTATCTCCAAGGCTGCCCCAATCTGCTTAATTACCGCCATTACAAAGGGGTCAAAGTTCGGGTTGGGTCTGCCCGGATTTACCATGTTTGCCTTTTCGCCCTCCCCAAGGTCAATTACCGCTCCGGGAGCAAGTTCTATACTGTTTTCGTCCTCTGCGTCTACTTGCATTTCGTCCGGCACGGATTCCCCAAGCGGTATATCATCACTCGCCCCCTCCTTTTCAATGAATACCGTAAACAATCCATTGATAACGGCTGCTAATACCTCTGCGTCCGTATACCGTCCAAGCTGCTTTATGGTTTCAATAACAGGGGATAAAAAAGGAACGCCCCGGACTTGCCCGATACGCTCCCGATTCATAACGTGTATTGCGTTCCTCCTGCCTGTTTTCTCTCCAAACGCCTTTACCCTTACCCACTCCCTCGGCTGCCTGTCTTGGAATGAAAGAGGGTGGAATTTTGAGATATGATAGGCTACCACTTCCCCGGCATTGTTCTTTTCCACTCCCTCGCAAAATAAAGGGTTTACCCTCTCTGCGTCCGGGGTGCTTACCCTGTCAGCTTCCACAAGTTCAATCCTTAAATCGTAAATACTCCCGATTCTCTTTGTGGTTGTCATAAGTGCAAAGGAATCCCCACTAAGCAGGGCATTGAGTAACGCCAACTGCTGCAACTGATAAAAATTATCTATCCGCTCAATATCGCAATTTTCGGATTCCGCCCAATGTGCAAACTCCCTTTCTATTGTTTCCTCTAACTCCCTTGCTTCCTCCTGCGTTATCCCTAAAAATTCCTCGTTGATTGTGCTTTTAAGGTGCAACCCCGTACCTACTGCATTTGTCCTAAGCCGTTTTACCGCCCCTGTGGCAATGTTTGACCCTCCGCAATATAAATCCCTGCTTCTCTGCCGTAACGTGTCTACATGCTCTTCTATGTCCTCTCTGTGGCTTCCTCCGCCGTGCGTCCACCCTATAACGGCTTTCTTGGTGGAATTTGCCCCATAGTTCCCATATCCGCTATTGATTAGGCTTAACCTCTGCCTTGCAACCTCTCTTTTCAATGCCCTTTCGGGGGAAATTGCATTTACCGCCCTGTCTAACCAATTCACAACGCCCTTACCTCCTTTCCGTGCTACAAAATCCTGATTCCGTGCTACAATCTTTCGCATGAAAAAAGCACCTTAGAAACGTCTGTGCGTTTCCTTTGGTGCTTTTGCTATTTTATATAATATCATAAAAAATCGGGCAATGGCGGGCAATCTTTTATTTTCTTTCCTCGTAGGTGTAAACCCCCGAATTATCGGGCGTTATATCCCCTATTACCTCTTCTGTCCTGCCCTCATTATCTATTTTCCCATACTCCGCTACGTTTTCCATTGAGCCTACAAAACAAATCCCCGTGCCGTCATTACAGACAATCGTAAACCAATTATAACCGCTGTCCTTTACTACGGTATCTGCAAATTCCTTAAAATCTTCCTGCGTGATGTTCTGCAGGTCCTCCTTGCTGATTTCAATATAGGCTCTTTCCCCTATCTTTTCCGTTCCGCTTCCGTTCATTACCTCCGCCGTCTTTACCTTTGCCTGCGTCAGAGGGTTTTTATGTACCGCCGGGTAAATCTGCTCTGTACCCTGCATTACCGTATCTACGGCATTGTCCTTTAAGGTCACTTCCAACTGCAATAAGCCGGCCCATACCGTATAGACGTTATCGCCGTTTCCCTTGAAAACATACTGCGTCTTTTCATCTACGCCACATTCCGTAACAAGTATAGTAAAGACGCTATCCGCTTCCTCCTGCGACAATCCCATAGTGCTTTTTATGGTCCCTATGGAATCCTCGTAAAACTCGTATTCCGCTTTCAGATTTTCGGATAAGTCAGAAGTGTTTACCCCCCCCCCCCCGAACAAGCGTTCAGTGTCAGCATTACGGCGGTGGCGACCGCCAAAACAGAAAACTTTTTCATGTCCTTATTACCTCCTAAAATTTTTTCTCCATTATACCACGTCCGCCCTATGATGTCTTTAGGATTTAAAAATTTTATAAATCCCTCGGCACAATCCTATATACCCTGTTCCTCCCTTTATTCTTGGCTACATTCTCCAATGCAGATACCTTGTTGCTCCAATACTCTATCTGCCTGCGTATTTCGCCCAAATCCGCCCTTGTAAAGGATTTACCGCCTATTGTATAGGCTTGGTTGATTGCAACCTCTGTTTCGGCTTCTAGCCACGTTTCCAAGTGCTTCTTTGCTACTTCTAATGTGATTGCTGCCATTATGTGATACCTCCGCTTCTATTCCCCCGCCGTCTGCCCCTCTTCGGCGGTGTCTGTGTGCTGTTTCCTGCTGCCTTTTTTAACGGCTCTTTGAGGGTCAATCCTGTTATTTCTATTGCTGCCTGTGCATAATTACGGCAATCCAAAGGCTCATTACGTTTCGTTTCCCCTGTCAGTTCCCAAACAAAGTACGGTCTGCCTTTCTTGTACCGTAGTACCTGTTTCTCCGCCGTCAATCCCTTAAAATAATCCTCGTCATACCCCCGGATATATCCGTTTTCATCTTTAGGGAAGTGGCAGTATCCCGGTCCCTCTTCCTCAATCTGCAACCTCTGCAATAGCAGGGATTTCCCGGTATCTACCCCCAACGTGAACAAATACGCCTGCTCTCGGTTATTCTTTGACGGCTTCGGGATATATGGGCGGTCTGTGCCGTCCTTTCCCTTTATGGCAAATATCTTTCTTGCTGTCCTTGCCTTGCAGAATCGGTAAACCTTATTTGTGAAATGCCCGCCGGAATCCATGCAGGCACATATAATACGCAATTCCGTACCATCTGCTTTCTTGAATTTCTGCAAAAGAAATTCATCAAGATTTTTCCATATCTCGGCTTGCTTCAAATCTCCGTATATCCTCTTGTAGACGATTCCGTAAGATTCATGCCCTACACCCCAACCGACAACCTCAATTTCAAATCTATCGTCCTGCGTGTCAATCCCTGCCGTTATCGCTATGACCTCTTCCGGCACTTCGCAACGGTATTTCTCACGCCGTTTTAACAAATCCTCTTTGTTGGCACTTTCGCCCTCTTCCTCCCAGGTCTGCCCCAACTCGGTATTGACCCAAGATTTCATCAGCTCCACATTGCCCTTTTTTAGTGCCTGGTCCGCTTCGATAAATCCTTTTATAATCTTTTCCCAACCAAAGAACGTAGACGCTAAAGAATTGAAATGAAAACCCCTCACTTTTCGGTTAGGGTACTTGGCTACATATTTCCCCTCGTTAAAATGGTCTTTCCATTCAATCTCTGAATGGATGCAACCGCACTTTGCACAAGCGTATGTAATGCTTTGTACCTCCCCGTCTGCGTCAACCGTGTATGTAAGGTTTCCCCATTCCAACGGCTGCAACTCCCCGCAACTCGGACAAGGTACATTCCATTCCTCCATTGTGGAATGTTCGTACTCCATTTCAATACGGGATACGCCTTTTATGGTAGGGGTGCTTGTGTCTACCTCCTTACGATTCCAATATGTCGTTAAACGCTTCCCCGCAAGTATCAGAGGGTCCCCCTCCGCCCCTGCGGTCGGCGGGTATGCGTCTATTTCGTCCGCAAGCAGAACACGGATAGGACGGCTTCTAAGTTCTGTCGGAGAATTTGCCCCGGTCATTGTGATACGTCCGCCGGGGAACGCCTTTTTAAATATCGTGTTTCCGCTTGTCCTGCTCTTCTCGTTTATCTTATCCCTTAAAGCCGGGGTATCCCTTACCATTGGCATAAGCCTATCTTTGCTCATGGTTTCCGCAAGCGATAATGTCGGCTGCATACATAGCATTGTGCAGGGGTCATAGTGCATATAATAGCCTATGGTATTAAGCAGAAAAGCGTCTGTTTTCCCCATTTGTGCAGCACTCATTACCACGACCTTTTCAATGGATATATCGGTTATAGCGTCCATGATTTCCCGCTGCCACGGTGCTTTTGATGTATCCCAACGACCGCCTTTGCTGCCGGATTCAGAGGAAAGACGGCGGTATTTGTCCGCCCATTGGGATAATGTAAGGTCGGGCGGTGGCTCTAACACCTTAAATATCCGATTGAAAAGGTCAATCGTTTCCCTCTTCATCTTCTTTTATTTCCTCCTTAAAAACTTCCTCAAAATTTGACAACTCGGCTAACGCTTCCTTTATCCTGCCGTTGAGGTATATAAAGATTTTCGCCTTGTCTGTCATGTTTGCCAACTTCTCGGCTTCCTCTGCCGGAATCGCACTTAAACGGCTTTTAAAATTTATCAGAGTGGCGGACATTATTTTTTCTATGTCCTCCGCCTTGTGCAATTCCCCTTTCTTTACCGACAAGTCCAATTCCTCATTAAGCCTTTTTGCCTTTGTCAGCTTCGCCCGCTCTTCGTTAAGGTCTATATTTTCTTCATTCTCCGGGTTGCGGTCCCTCAAATACTTTATGTAAGCGTGGGTCGCTTCCGCCAACGAATACAAACCGCCCTGCTTGGTCTGCAAGATTCCCTTTTCCGTCAACCTCTGCACATTCTTAGGGGTCATATCTAGGAATTTTGCCACCGCATTTTTATCATAGAGTTTCAAAATCCTACCCCCTTAAAAAAATTTCCGGAATTTTGGAAGTCGATTTTTCCGCCCGGAATCTAGGCAAGTCTTGGGGTCACGGCACCCGCAAGGCTTTCCGCCCCGTCACAGTACCTTTTGCCCTCCGCCTGCTGCCCCGGCGTTGCTTCTTTCCTGCTGATTATTCTATATCGCTTAATCCCTCTTCGTCCTCGGTGTATGTGTCGTCTATCTCCCC